TCCAGATACCCACCTCGCGCCAGCACTGCCCGCGCCGTAGCCGGTAGGCGCATCGCCGTTTGTTGTTGCTGTAGGTGCAGCAGAGATACCGTCGCCGCCGCGGCCCCAAGGGGACCACGCGCCAGCGCCGTACCCGAAGGCTGCGTTATCGCCTCTTGCTCCATCACCGCCTTTTGCTAGCGTGGATGTCGGTGCGGCCATGCCTACATACTGATTCTGGCTACCGTATGGAGCAAGCTGATTGCCGCCGCTAACACTTATGTACTGAGCAGATGCCATTACAGGTGTGCCGCCGGCTATCGCACTTACGCTACTTGTCGCGCCTTTGCCGCCACCCAACAAAAGCACAGTGGAACCGATGGTTAGCGTGGTATCCGATGCGTCATTGCCATTGACAGTCGCGGTGCTGCTGCTAACCCCAGTCCCAGCAGCGCCGATCACCACCGCTAGCGTTGTTTCACCTGACGGAATGATGATGGGATGTCTCGTCGCATAAGCGCCCGCACCGCCTCCGGACTGACGATAGCTCGATGCGCCCACGTAGACACCACCAGATCCGCCGGCCGCCGTACCAGTGACTAGAACCAAGCCCTTGCCACCTTGCGCCCACTCGGGGATATCAACGCTGGCATCAGACGCTGTTAGCGTGACGATCTTCCGGCGCGGCTGATCTACGCCCATCAAGCTCGATAGCGTCTTTGCTGCCATTACACCGCCCTCATCAAGCTAGTTGTCTCTGCGATCATGTGGACAGTCTGTCCGTCCTCGACCGTCAGCGTGTCGCTGCTCGTCACCGTGGCACCGCTGCCTTCGATGCTATGGCCATTCGGCGCCACGCTCACATCTGCGCCGCTCGCATGCACCACGATTTCATCGCCAATAGTCATCGTCACCGGCAGTGTCATCGTCACCGCAGCGGTCACGATGTAGCCATTGCTCGCTGTCATCGTAGCCCCGGTCCCGGTCACGCTCCACGTAAGCCCGCCGCCGCTTGCCGCGACCGCTTCCCACGCGCCATCTTTTCGTGCGTACTGCGTGCCGTCGCTCGGTGCGTCCGACAGCCCCGTGACGACGTAATCCAGCGATGTCCATGCTGTGCTGCCGTCGCCGATCTTGTGCTTGCCTGTATCCGTCTCGTATCCGACCTCGCCCTCGGCCAGCGTCGGGTTTGCGCTGGTCCACGCGGCGGCGGTGCCTCGGCGAAACTGTATGATGACGGCCACGCTATGGGCCTCCGGCGTCGATTGTCATGCTGCCGCCGTAGATCGTGCTTGGCGTGCCGCCGTCGATGTTGTAGTCGGGGCCTGACCCGCTTGGCGTGACCAGCGTTCCATCGTCGCGCACGAATTTGGTGCCATCTGGCGTGCCGGTGGCAATTGCTGCGATAGGCAGCCGATCGCCAGCCGGCAGCTCGGCGAGCTGCCTGTCAGCGTTCAGCACCAATGGCCGCCGCTCGGTCATCAGGAGAGCACCACCGGCTCGGAAATCTCGGTAGCTAGCTCGGTGGTGCTGATGGCCTTGCCGAGCACCTGGTGGATGTGGTCGGCGGTCGTGGTGACGGACGACAGCGCGACAACACCGCCGGGCGTGCTGTGCGACAGCGCATAGGTTGTGCCGCGCGTGAGGCCGCTTAACTGCGTGTTGCGGCCCTCGAAGTAGACGGCCGCGTCGGCACCGCTGGTAACACCGGCCAGCACGAAGCCGTCCGCGCGCTTGCCGGCGCTGGCCGCGCTGGCGTCGGCCTTGCGGACCTTGGTCGTGCCTGCGTCATCATACATGTTGACAAAATCGCCAGCGCTCAGATTCTCACCCGCCTCGATTGTCGCTACGTCTGCGCCGATGCCGACAGGCATGATGCTTTCGTCTAAACGGCCGGTGCTGTCTAGGGCCGGGATCTTGCCCGCGTCGCCAGCCCCTGCGGACACGACCAGCGCCTCCACAAGCCCCTTTAAGCCGCTTGACAGGATGGTTAAGTACTTGTTGGCCATGTCAGCTCCGGATCACGGCGTCGTCGATATCGACGCTGATGGTGGTGGGGGTGATGACGCGGGCGACCTGCAGCAGCCACCCGCTGGCGGACGGCGTCTGGGTAAGCTGGCCGTCGGCACCGCACCAGACAACGCCTGGCGACCAGGACCAGCTGGCCTCGCTGATCTGACCGTGCGCGCGCACCAGCAGCGGGGCGGGCGCATCGCCGCTCTGCAGGGCGATGCCGATGCACTGGCCGGCGTGCGCGTCGTTGAGTAGGTCCGGGTGGAACAGCGCCCCGCCCTCGGCGCGCACCACGCGCAGGCCGTGGATCGTCTCGCCGGCGGGCACCAGGAAGGTCGCGCCCTCGGTTTCGCCAGGCAGCCCCTGCGGCCCCATCTCTCCGCGCAGCCCGCGCGCGGCGATCTCGATCTGGCGCACGCGGGGCTGCACCTCGACCACGCGCTGCGGGGCCTGTACCTCGATCACCCGCTGCGGCGCCTGCACCTCCACCACGCGCTGCACCGGCGTCACGACGACGGTGCGGCTGGGCCGAGTGACGGTGACCTCGCACGCGCTCATCGCACGATCTCCGGCAGTACGGTCAGGCGGCCTGCGATAAAATCCTCGACGTACTCGGGAGAAACCAGGTCGTCGTACAGCTCGACGCCGTAGACCAGCTCGCGCGGGTTGAGTAGGTCGGCCGAGAGGTTGACCGAGTCCGCCGCGCTAACGTTGATTTTAAGGGTGCCGGCCGGGCCGTCGATGATCAGCCGAGGGCTGCCGCCTTCGGTACTCATGTCCATCACCAGCAGATCCCGCGAGTCACCAGTGCGCACTTGTCCGCGCGCTTTGTATCCTGTCAGCGGCACCACCGCACCATCTTCGTCGGTGTAGGCGAATGTCACCTGCCACGTCGCGCCGCGGCGGGTGACCAGGTTGGCGCTGGCGGTGGGGCAGCTCACTCGACACCTCCACAAGGCAAGCTGACACCGCAGATCAGGCCCGTGCGCTCAAGGCGGCGCAGGCACTGGACGCATGCAGCTCGCGCGGTGTCGCAAGTCTCGGCCAATTCGCGCAGCGGCACGCCCACATCCGTGGGCCAGCGGTCCCAGGTCTCAGGCGCGTCGGGGTCGCCCTGCCACTGCGGCCAGCCGTCGGCCGGCGGGGTGCAGGGCGTGGTGCACACGGCGTCGCACTGGGCCGGCACAGGCGCGGCAGTGAAGCGCTCGGCGACCGGGCCTGGCGTGGCGCAGGCGGCCAGCAGCAGGGCGGCGGTGATGGCGAGGGCGCGGATCACTGCGCACCCCCGATGGCTGAGTTCGCGGCATCCATGCGTTCAGCGCCCGGCGCGCAGGTCGCGGCAGGGATCTCGCGGATGCGGTCGCGGTACACGGTGCGGGTCTGCTGGCCGCGGTCGGCGATGGCGCGGAGATCGGCGAGCAGCTTCTCGCGCTCTTCCACCGCTGCCGCGGCGACTTGGGCGGTGCGGTTGGCGGTTTCCTCCGCGGCCAGGCGCCGGCCGCGCTCCTGCGCGGTGGCGGCTGCGGCCTCACGCTGGGCGCGGCACTCGGCCGAGGCCTCGATGCGCCCGTGCAGCTGCAAGGCATTGCCGGCCAGGGACGCCAGCAGCAGGCCGGTGACGGCCAGCAGCGGCTTGGCGGCGCCGAGATGGGCGCTCATTGCATCCGCTCCGCAGCCCACACGCCCACTGCATCACGGCGGCAGTCGCGCAGGTCACGCTGGCGGTCGGCGGGGCGGCTCGGCACGATCAGTCACCCGGGTCCGGAGCAGGCCCGTTGTCGGCATCGCGCGGCGGCGGCAGGATGTCGCCGTCGCCCTGGCACCGCGTGCCGGTGCAGGTCGGACCGATCTCGAATGGCCCCGGACTGTTGATGCGGCCGCTGTTGCCGGCGTTGTTGTCGCCGCCGATCGCATCGCCGATGTGCTGGCCGCCGGCGATCTGGTCGCGGCCCACGGTGTCGCCGATGTGCTGGTCGCCGCCGATCTGATCGCGGCCCACGTCATCGCCGACGCGGCCGGTGATGTAGTCGCCGCCGACGGTGATCGACGGATCGCGCGGCGTCAGCGCGGGGCTGTTGACCACGCTGCCGACGATGCCGCCAAGCATCTGGTACTGGCCGAGCGCGATGTCGCGGCTGTTGTCGCTGGAACGCCAGGCGACGGCCGACTGGATGGCCACCGGCAGCGTCGCGCTGATGATGCTCCAGGCCGGGTGAAACTGCCGGCGATACGGCTGGAGGCTCGCGCTGCGGCCCGCACTGCCCTGCACCGCCAGCGCGGCGAACCCCGCAACGGCGACGACGCAGGTATTGTCGCCGTTGCAGGCCGCCGCAGCGTCCGCAATCGACCCGCGCGCCAGTGCGTCGCGCTGTGCGTCGGCGGTGGCGGCCTGCAGGTAGGCGGTGTAGTTGGGGTCGGTGCGGGTGCGGGTGCTGGCGCAGGCGGTCAGGGTCAGCACGGCGAGCAGCAGGACGATCAGGCGAACGGTGGGCATGGGTCAGGCTCCAGTGCGGCGGCGAACGTCGAGCCGGCCGTAGATCGCCAGCGCCGCGCCGGCGATCACCAGCACGGTCACCAGCACGCGAATCCAGGGCGACCACGCCGCGAACGGTTCAAGGGCAACGCCGGCATCGGCCAGCGCCGGCTGCAGGGTGTCGACCACCTCGGGCGCGGCGCCAGCGGTGGCGGCGACGGCGGTGCCTATGACGGTCTTGCTGGCGGCCATCGGCTTGGGTGCGGACGGCACCACGCCGGCCAGGCGCAGGCCGTGATCGATCACGGCCGCGCTGTAGGGCTGCTGGCCGTTCTCGTGCTTGATGATCGCCTCGACCAGCACGCGCAGCGTGCGGTAGTCGTGCACGTCGATCTCGTCATCGGCGAGCAAGCCGAGGCGGTTGGAGACGGCGGTGATGTAGGCCCAGGTGTTGTTCTCGGGCGGCGGCGCCCAGCGGTCGATGATGCCACGCACGGTGCGCAGGCCGTGCTTGTCCTGGTAGGTGATCAGCGTGCGCGCGAGCGCGCGGATGCCCCACTCCGGCGCGGTGAACTGCTCGAAGCGCGGATCGGTGAGCTGGCTATCGGGCACGCGGCCCTGCCACGGCGCGCGCGGCGTCGTGCGATCGATGTTGCCCGGGTTGTGATTGCGCACGCCGCGCGGGATCTTGGCGGCCACGTTAGTTCCCATCGTCCGGCACCACCGCGCGCGGCCGCACGCCTATGCCCGCTTGATCCAGGCGGTTGTGCACTGCCATCAGCAATATTTCATGCGCCATCTGGCGCTTGTTGAGGTCCGACAGCTGGAGGGTTACCGGCCCGAACAGACGCTCGATTTCTTTGTCGTTGTGGTAATTGCTGAGCACCATCTCGCGCAATGCTGTGGTGTTGGAAAGACAGCTGGAGACGCCCAGCTCATTGGCTGCGACACGGCGCTCAAGCCCTTTCGCGTAGGCGCCTACCAAAGCGACCACCATGCCGACTAAACCGGTAGCAATCAGCGACCACGGCATGCCGGTGTTGTCAGTGTCGGCACCCAACGCGGCGGCGCTGAACAAAACCATCCACGACCCGACCGTGAGTCCACGGACACAAAGGCTGTTTTTCCAACGAGCCATGCCCCCTCCACGCAACCACTTGTTCAGAAAGCCCCCGGCCAGCAGGCCGGGGGAAGGCTTCGCCCTGTGATTACGCGCCGGTCAAGGCCCCCGGGATGCCGGTTAGCCAGACACTGCAGGTGGTCTCCAGGTTTGCGCCATCCGCATCGGCGCGCGCAGCTGCGCCAGCCACGTCGCCTGCCGCCGGGGTGGCGGCGTTGTCGTCAAACGCGCTGGCGCTGGCGTCCCATGTCAGGGACTCGCCCTTTTTGAATACCGCCGCGCTGACCTTGGCCGCAGTCACTCCGCAGTCAAAGCCGACGACACCCGTAGCGCCATCCGCAATATCGTCGATCGCCACCGCCAGAATGGCGTCGCTGGTCGCGCCGAGCACGACGATGTCGCCAGAGCTCACATCGGCACTGGTGCCGTTGGTCCAGGTCGTCGTCTTCATGTGCGACCCGTTAACAATATTCTTTGCCATGGTGGTCTCTCCTCATGTGGTTTCGCTGCACCCAGCTGCCAGAACGGCAGCCGGGTGCAGGGCGTGGTTAGGCTTAGGCGCCCGCGTTCTTGAACAGGCCGCGGTAGTCGATCGCCTTGGCGGCGAACACATGCCGGCACTTCACCTGAACGCCATCGACCTCGAAGCCCTGCTTCGTCTCCGTGAACACGCCCTCTGCGCCTTCCAGGTAGGCGTACTCGATCGTGTCGACCGCAGCCGGGTTGGCAGAGACGTACCAGGCAGTGGCACTGCTGTCCTGCAGACGCGGCTCCACCACAATGGTCAGCGCGTTGTAGAACGGGTTTGCGCTGCTGGCCGCATTCGGCTGGATCGGCAGGGAGGTGAACTGCTGCGCCTTGGTCAGCTGCTTGGGCGGGACGATCAAGAACTCCGGGCGCACCGTGATGTAGCGACCCTCGATGCCTTTCTGCAGCAGCATCTTTTCGCGCGCCTCACTGAGCGTGGTGTCGCTGATCACGCCCGCAGTTCCGAGGTTGGTGTGGTCGGCGTGGAACAGCGCAACGCCATCCGCAAGCGCGGCGTTGGCGGTGATGATGGCGTACACCACATCACTTTCGAGGTCGGCGGCAGATCGGCCGAACATTGTCGGCAACCGCGTCAGGCCATCGAGGTCGTCGTTGATGACGGTTTCCCAGGTGGCAGAAACGATCCGACCGTACTTGCTGAGCTGATACTTCTCGGCGCCTTCGCCGATGGTGCCCTGCTCGTACTCGGCGCCTTCGAGCACCTTCTTGAGGCTCGGCGCTCCGGCAAGCTGCACGCGGCTCACGGTCTTGAAGTCGGGCAGGGTTGCGCGCCGGCAGAACGGCACGAAAGTGCGCTGCGTGCCATCGTAGCCTGCACGCAAACTTTTGGTGACGATGCTCTCCAGCAAGTAAGGGAAGTCACTGGTGGAATGCAACGCCTTGACAGCGATCTCGCTCGGGGTCATGCCGGCCGTACGCACGCCGGCCCGCTCGCAAGCGGCGCGAGCGAGGTCGCGCAGGTTCATACCGCGAAACTCGCGCGCCTGCTCGGTCATCTGGTTGGCGCTTGGATCCGCGCGGTGCAAGGTCGCGGCGACGGCACCGGCGCGGAAGGTCGCGCGGTCGTGATCGGCCACATGCTCGACACGACCGCGCGGGTTGAGCGGCTCGGTGCTCTTGGCCAGGGTCTCCAGCAGGCGCTTGCCGGCAGCATCGGCGCTGCACTCTGGATCGTCCTCGCACTGCTGCTGCACAGCGTCGAGGCCCTCACGGCCAGGGAAGCGGGCGAACAGAGCGCGGATGTCGCTGCGACGCTGACGCTCGGCGGCAAGGATGGCGGCGCGATCGGCCGGAGCGTTGGACGGATCCTGCGCGCCGGTGGTCACGCCCGGGGTGTGTTCGTTGGGCATGGTCGTTTCCTCGGTGGTGGAAGCCGGCGACTCCGGCTGGTCTGCAGCAGCGGGTGCTGCCGAAGGGGTTAGCGCGGCGGGAGGCGCCGCCGCTCGCGATGGCAGGGCCATGCGATGGCAGGCCGTCATTGCCATGGCCGTGATCTGGGAGGGGGCGCCGCTGAGGTGCCGCTGGAGCAGGCCGCGCACCAAGGCGCCCGGGTCGTAGGCGTTCGCATCAGCGGTCGTCGCGCCGGCGTCGTCGGCCTGCTCCAGGGCATCGGCGAAGCCTTCGGCTATGGCCTCGGCTCCGGTGTAGTAGTGATCCTTGCCGTCAGTCAGCAGCGCACGAATGTCGTCGGCATCCTGGCCGGACTTGCGCACGTAAGCGGACACCATCGACGCGGCATAAGTGTCGAGGATGTCGGCATAACGCCGCATTTCCTCGGCGTTGCCGATGATTCCGCCCCAAGGCGCGTGAATCATCAGCAGGCTGGTCTCGGGCGCCTGCACCTCATCGCCGGCCATCAAGATCAGGCTGGCGATGGACATGGCCACGCCGTCGATCGTTGACACCTTGCGCGCGGGGTGCGCGCGCAGCGCGTTGTAGATCGCCAGGCCATCGGCGACGCTGCCGCCGTAGCTGTTGATGCGGACGTTGATCTGCTCAGTCGACGGATCCAGCTCGGCGAGCTGCTTGACCACATCCTTGGCGGTGACGGACTCGCCCCACCACGATTCGCCGATGTCGCCGTAGATGATCAGGTCGGCCTGGCCGGCCTTGGCAGACGGACGCAGCGCGAGGATGTTCTGGGCGTTACTTGCGGGCACGGTGGGCCTCCTTCTTGCGCACCACGCGTTTGCGGGTGGAACGCTTGGCAGCGGTCGGCGCGGCGGGCGGGTTGGGTTCGGGGTCGTCGGTGCGATCGCCGTCGCTAACGCCGGTGGCAGCGTCGGACTCAAGCACCAGGCCCAGCTCGGCAGCCAGGTCGCGCTCGCGGCGCAGCTGCTCGAACACGTCCTGCAGGCGGCCGCCGCGCTCGCCGATGATCTGCTGCAGGCTGCGGATGCCGGTGCGGGTCAGCAGGCGCAGCGCGGTGCCTTCCTTGAGTGGATCAATCCAGGGCATCGGCGGGCCCTTGAAGTCGGCCTGCGCGACGGTTTCCGGACGAATGCCCGCCGGCACGCGAATCTGGCCGGATGCGATGGCGACCGAGACGAAGCGCTCCCACACTGGCCGCACGAAACGTGCGGTGAAGTGCTGGGTGGCAACCTGGTAGGCCGACCACTGCTCGACAAGCTCCTGGCGTTGGGCACTGTAGGTGCCGTTGTAGCTTCGGCTGAGGCTGCTGTAGCCGATGTCGGTGCCGGCGGAGACGGCACGCAGTTGATCATCGCGGAAGGTGCCGAGGTTCGGGTTGGGTCGCGAGGGATCCAGCATGTCCAGCTCTTCGCCGGGCAGCAGGTCATCGATGAGCATTCCGGCACGCATGCGGATGTTGCGCGGCTTGAGCGGGTCGAAGTCGGCCGGCGGCGTCCACTGCATGTCCGGGCTGCGCTTAATGAACGCAGCAATGGCCGCACCCATGCGAGCGGCGACGCGCTCGGACTCCTCGTAATCCTTGAGGTCTTCCAGCCTGGTGATGACCGAGGCGAGGATGCTGATGCCGCGCAGCCCGCTGAAACGGTCGCGCACGGCCGGCACGCGTTTGAGGTCGGCGGTCAGCTGCCGCAGGAATCCGCCCGGGTGCCGACGGTGCACGTAGAACGCGATCGGACGACCCCAATCATTGCGCTCGATGCCGGCGAACACGCCGCGGCTGTCGTCGTGGTGATCAAGCGGGACGAAGTCGGGCTCCAGCAGCTCGATGGAGTACGGCACCTGCGTGCCGTGGTCAAGCGTCGCCACCGGCCCCTCGACGTGCTGGCCGAACACCTCGCCATCGCGCAACCAGGCGCGGCAGGCCAAATGCTGGGCCTCGACCCAGTCGAGCGTGCGAGTCACCTCGGGGTGACGGGTCCAGTCGCGCCAGAGGTTGAGCAGCTGGCGCGCAAAGTCGTCGTCGATGTCGTCATTGCCGCGCCGCGGCTGCGGCTCGACGCTGATACCGTTGGGCCCGACGATGTTGCGCACTGCGACGCCCATGGCGCCGCGCACCAGATCGTGGTCACGCTCCAGCGTGCGGGCCAGGCTGCGGATGGTGGCGGCGTCGCGCTGCACCACCACCTCGGCGCTGCCGCCGTCCATCTTGCGGTGCGGGCGCGTGCGCGACGGCGTGGCGGCGTCGTAGCGCGCCAGCACTGCACGGGCATGCGCGCGTTGCAGCGCAGCGGCAGGGCTAAACCAGCTGATGGCGCGATCCAGAAGATTCACGGTTCGAGCTTCGCGCAGCCGTTGAAGCTGGCCACCGAATAGCCCAACGAACTGCGACCGGATGCCGCCGCGGTTTCGCGGCGGATCTGGGATTGCAGATCGGAGATTGCGCGGCGGACTTCGGCAAGCTCAGCATCGATCAGCTGGCGCTCGCCGAAGCGTACCGACTGACCCTGCGCCAGGATGGCGGCCTCACGGGCGAGGTAGGCGTCGAGTCGGGCCTGTGTGCTCATGGGCGGCTATCGTGGCCGCCCAGTCAGTTAAAAGTCTTGGTGAAACCTTTAACTATCTTCTCCCTCGATCAGGCCGCCCGGCCGCGCTTCTTTTGCGGGTGGTACTTGTAGGCGGTTGGGCGAGTGCAGCCATGCTTTTCCGTGATCTGCTCGACCCCCATCCCAGCGCGCCAGTCCTCCGCGATCGCCTCCCCGTCATACTTCGGCTGCGCCGGGAACGTGACCCGGTGCCCGCTCAGATGCGCCTGCAGGATCACGCACAGATGATCCGCCGCCTGAAACGCCTGCGCGCTGGGCAATCCGCTGATGGCGAAGTGCAGCGCCTTCGCGAACTCAGCCCGCAGGGCCTCGGTCTCTTCCTCGATCTTGATGTCGGTCATCGGTCCCATCCTCCGGAGTAGCGGTCGCCCTGGGTGGGCGCGTTGTTCTCGGTTATTC